CGTCTGATTTCCCAGTAGGAGATATGAGCATGGCAGATTGGGAGCAAAGGCTTGTTGAACAAACAGAAAGAGATCAAGAAACTGCAGCCAGAAACTTAATTACTTATGGTTTATCTTATATGGATGTACCTCCATATAATTGTCAGGCACCAATGATGATGCCAATGATGCAGAAGTTGTTTAATGTCCCATCAACATTTATTATCATGCAAGGTTTTATTATGTACGATAAAAATGGAACTGCATATCGCCCGTCCCAAGGAGGAACCCCAGGAACATGACTGAACCAAAATTTGGTGATATTGTTGAAACTAGTTTTATTTATTCAAGTCAACAACGTGATAAAAGAAAATATGGTGATAGCGATGTTCAAGTAAGTGGTAATCCTGCTGTGTACCATGCTGGTGATGTTGTTAATCTGCCCTACGTTTCGGGAGAGCGTTCAACAATAGAAGCAATCGGCTTAGCATGGGGAGCTTTTACAAGTGGTGTTTTGCCTAGTGGAGCATAATAACTTATAATACGCTTAACCCGCAACAAGACGGGCTAATGGAAAGAATTATTGCAACGGAAGGACATATCAGCGTGTATATTGACTACAGCTTCCTGGGTAAACTAAATGATTTCAGCCAACCCGCTACACGATCAACGCATCATTGATAACTGTTTTCACCTTCTCACAACACCTGGTCTACGTAAAGCAGGTTGGTTGTTTGGTATGGTATCAGTTTATGGTAAGACACCAGAAGATCTAAAAGATTTTGTCTGGGGTGAAAAAAATACCATCATAATTAAAAGTAAAAAACGTCCTGTTCGCCCACTTCATCCAGAGTGGGTTTCTTTATTTCAATTAAAAGAAAAGCAGCCCTCTAAAACAAAGGACTGCTGGAATAAAATGCAAAACAATTTGAATGAAGCAATTAAAAAAGGAGTTGTTAAATTAACAATTCCAAATCTTTTAGTTGCTTACAAGATGCGCAAACTTGTTTATGCTCCTGTCAACAAGCATCTGCATTCAACTTGTCCAACGCTTTCCGCACTTTAGATACGTTCCAGCGATACGTATCCCTAGAGCGCGTTTCAGGAAAAGCTGCGTAATGTGGTCCCAGCTTTAATGTGCCGTTATCACGCATGCGGAAAAGTTCCTTGCGATCAATACCTAGTACTTGCTCTGCTTTGTGAACAGGAAGCCAAGTTGAATTCGTTGCCATTGGAAGGGGGAGAGTGGCGACTTTTTTACCCTAGAGTTTTGCTACAAAAAATCAATAGTCCTCAACACTTTTTTGCCAAAGCTTTTGATTTTTTTTAGGTTTACTCCTCGTAGAATAGTTATAACGGCAAGTACATAATGTTTGCAAGTGCGGATGAACCTCTCGCCTTACTTGTTGAACTTTCACCAAAACTTGCCAAAAAACGATTTAGAGAAGAAATATACAAAGCCTGGGACAATTGCTGTGGTTATTGCGGCGAACTGGCAACAAGCTTAGATCATATTGTGCCTAGATTTAAATCAGGTTCTTCTAACTGTCATAACTTGTTACCTGCTTGTCGGCGTTGTAATACAAACAAAGGAAGTGAGGATATGGAAGAATGGTACATAAAACAAGATTATTTCTGTACAGAAAAACTTAAAAAAATTAAACAATGGAGAAATAGAAATATTGTTTCTTTATTTCCTGATGACATAGAATTATTAAAACCAGGATTAACTGACGAATAATCAGTTTATTTTAAAACAATATCTTAGAATTTGTTGACAATAGAACATCAATAACAATGACAGTAGAAGCAGAAGTTCGTAGAATTTATTTAAATACTGTTGGCAAGCCCCCAACAATCAATGAACTTACGCAAGCAATTGATTTTGTTGAAAATCAAAATTTTGCTTTGCAAGATTTAGAGGATGGACTTTTAAGATTTTCAAATCGTAGTGATGTAGTTAACAACGCATTTGAAACTTATTTAGGAAGGAAGCCGAGTGAAGAAGAATTAAACGAATACTTTAGTAAGCCCCTGGGACCAGGGGAATTTATTGATTTAGATAATGCAGAAATTGTACAAAACATTAAAGAATCACAAGAAGGAAAAGATTTTGCACAAGCACTTAATTCATATATTGATGCATATGATGATGTAAAAGCTTTAACAACAGATCCAAAATATCCAGGAGCAACAGAAGCAGCACTGGAGCACTGGTATCTATACGGCAAAAGAGATACAGAAGAAGTATCTGATCCAGAACAAAATATACCAAGGGAGCTTCGGGCTCAAGCTAATAGAGTTATTCCTGTAGAAAGCCTTGTTAAATTAGACGAAAATAATAAACTTCAAAAATTAGATTCAAAATATTTAAGTAGAAGAGCAAAAGAAGCAATTGATAATACTGTAAATCTTTTTAGATCTTCTCCTGGGGGTAACTATGAAGAATTGATTCAATCAATATCTGGCAGTAAGGGTATTCTTGGATCGTACACAGGAGAACTAGCTGAAAAAGATGGATCATTTAATTCTTTAAATGATTACTACAAGCAAAATAAAATACAAAACTGGGACCCTTTAAAACAAGGATCACCACCCCCCGCAGGATCATTTGATGCTGTTTATTATAAAGAACAAGATCCAGATGCAGTTCAAAATTGGCAAAATGCACAAAATATCAGGAGAGTGTTTAGCAGGCTTCTTGGTAAAACTCCAATTCCTAACTTGGACATTACAGAAAGGTATGGCACTTTAGATAATTATTTATACAAAAGATATTCTGACTATGGAAAAGCTAGTGGGTTAAGAGGTAATCCTGTAGAAGAAACAACAAAAACTCAAGAGTATGAGGAACAACCTACAGATCAAGAAATAGCAACATTCCGAGATCAATATCTTGGCATGGAAGAAGGAAGTCTTTTAGGCCAAAGAGTAAAAGGAGTAATTGATTCTAGAGATGCACAAGCACAACAAGCTTTTGGTGCTTTAGCTCAAGACGTACTCAAACAAGCAACTGAAAAATTAAAAAAAGAAAAAGAAAAAGAAGCCGTGCTTGATATGTATAAAGGTTTGCCTTCTGTAAGAGAAGTTTTTGATATTAATAAATCGCTTTCAAATTCTTTCCTTGGAGATACTGGAGTAGGTGGAATTTTAAGTATTATGGGAGGAAAACAAAAAACAGAAGATGAATTAGAAGAATCTTTTTCAAAAATTACGGGAATTAAATCTTCAAACTCTACTATTTATAATTGGCAAAAATGGTTCGATGATACATTAACTACACGATATGAAGAAATATCTGAAATAGAATCTCCAACAGACGCGGAAAAAACATATGAAGTTGATGCAGAACTTGCTCAAAGTTTTATCAATAATTATTTAAAACCACGGTTTGACCAGTCAAAATCAATGGATGAATTTATTAGCTATATCGATGTACAAGAAGAAGATCAAAATATATTTCAAACACAGTCTGCAACAAATGCTTTAAACAATCTTGCCGAAATTAGAGCCAAATCATACCTAGATAAAATCTCTGGGAGTACAACAGGATTTAATTCTGCTTTTTACATGAATCCCACAGGCGCAGTATTAAATAGAGAACGTGGAAAAACAGAAAGTTACAAAGAAGATTTTTACAATAACCAAAGAAACATTGTACAAACAGACTGGGAAAATGCAAAAGAAAATGGTGATACTATTGCTACACCTGATGGCCTAACCTGGAACCAATTAGCATATAAATACGGATTAGATTTAAATGACAAAGATCAATTTGCAAGATTGCATTATCAAGTAAAAGGTAATGCAATGGGATTAGATGGTAAATATGATTCTGTGAATCCTAATACAATACAAAATTATATTAATAATGTTGTTATTCCTGAAGTTGAAAATGCAAGTTTAGAATACGGAGATCAGCCTTTTCTTGAATTTGAAACACCTGAAGAATTTGCTGATTCTCTTTTGAATTCTGTTGATCCAACACAAAACAAAGAAGAATGGAATAAAATTTTAGAAATGTACGGACTTGATTCAACAACTGCATCTGTTTCAGAAGTAAAAAGTTATATTATTGAAGCTTTAAGGACAGGCAGAGCGCAAGATATACGTGAATCAATAAAATATTTAAATGAACGTGATATTAAGCCAACGCAATCAAGACTCGGTGTTAGTTATATTGAACGACCAGAAGATGAAAAAAAAGTAGAAACAAAAGGCGATACCCCTCTATACTCTTTATTTAAAGGAGCTGGTTATGAAGGATCTCAAGAAGATTTCTATGAAGATTTCATGCCAGATGTAAACAGAGAAGAACAAGAGTTTTTAGCACAAGGTCTATCTGGTGATTTAAGTTTTTCAGAATCATTAAGCTCTGGAGATCCGTTTGAAGCTCTTGCAACAATTACTTCTTTATCTGGACAACAAGAAGAAGATGTGTTTGCATCAGAACCAGTCTATGACTCTGATAGAGATAGAGAGTCAAGTTATTTTAGAATATTTGAAGAAGAACCCGATGATGGCGGCTATCAAAAATCAAAAGCAGGTCAATCATTTATTTCTGAATTTTCTTCCATATTTAAATAAAGGTTTAAAAAATGTCTGATAAAAGAAAGAAAGCCGCTAGAGCAGCAAAAAGATATGATAAAAGTAAAATGAAATGTAACAGTCCTCAACGTGCTCCAAAAGGAGATCCTAAAAAATTTGTAGTAAAGGCATGTGAAAACGGTAAAGAAAAAATTGTTAAATATGGTGCCAGGGGATATAAAGACTACACACAACACAAAGATCCTAATCGCAGAAAAAACTTTCATGCTCGTCACAACTGTGACGAAAAGAAAAGTAAATTAACTGCTGGATGGTGGGCTTGCAACAAACTATGGTAATTGTATACTAATTTCTAAAAATTGGTTATTATATAGCTAATTGTGCCTTTTATTATGTCCGATTACTCACGGGCAATTAAAATTATCAAAACGTTTGAAGGCTTTAATGAAAAGGCTTATCCTGATCCAGAAACAGGTGAAGGACCATATACATTAGGTTACGGTACTCAATATTATCCAGACGGTTCTCCCGTTAAAAAAGGACATTGCTGCACCAAACAAAAAGCAATGGAATATCTTTTAAAAGAAGTTAATGTAATTGGAAAAGAAATTCAATCTCTTAACTTAGGTCTTGACAGTTCCATGTTAGAAGCTTTGATTTCTTTTGTTCATTCCATTGGCTGGCACCCATTTTTATACAGTAACATCATTGATATCTGTGAAAAAGAAAATTGGATAAATGCAGGAGAAGAAATAACGCGTTGGATTTTTGATAATCAACATCAAGTGATTGGTAATTTAATTGAACGGCGAAGAGAAGAAGTTGCCTTATTTTTTGCAGAACTCAATGCTAATGCCTGGACCTCAGGAGAAATATTGCTAAAAGCTTTTAGAAATTATTCAGCTTTTCCCAATGAAGTCAGGGCGATTCGAACTCTGGAAACACAGATCAATCCATATGTTCTCGCAGAATTTGCCAACAATTTTTGCATGACACAAAATCCAGAAAACAATCTGCTTTATACCTCTTGACGGTAGAATATAAAGAGCAGCTTTAATAAGCATGGGTCAATTTGCTGAAATGAAGGAATTTGAGATGCCTCTTCATTTGCAGCTTGCTATGCGCAAAGCTGAACTTGAAGCACAGGAAATGACCTGGGACCAACTGATCATTGTCCTATTAAATCTTTATCATCAGCGTCTTCTTGAAATCCAAGCAGTTAAGGATCTTCTTGAAGAAGAAGGTATTGAAATTAACTTTGATATCCCTACTGATATTGAACTTGCTCAGCTTGCAATATCAGTAGGTGATGACAGTGAAGATGAAGATGATGATACTGAGTGCCAGCCATTTTAATCTTCGTCAAATGATCTGATTAAATTATCAAGATACCACTTGGCTTTTTTTAAACTTTCTACCCCACCCTTGTAACGGTGGCGCCAGAGATATTTCATGACGTTGCCTTTACACATGCCTTGATATTCTTCCAAGGTTAGCGCTGCTTCAATTGCTTCAATGCATTCGATATTTCCGTTGTTGTAATGCGGAGGAAAGTAAACGTCATCATAAAGCCTGGGTTTACCTTCAACAACACCAGTTGATTTTT